TGAAGTCTTTTATAGAATTCCGCCATGTCGGCGACCGAGGTAGGAATGAACGAAACTATATGAAGTAGTCGGACCAAATTATTCTGTTTATGGAGAGGTTTATTTAAACCACCCATAACTTTATAACCGGCACCTGTTAGCCTAATCATATCATTAAAGTCGAGTTTGTATACTCGACAATACTGTCGTAAATTACCTAGGGAGGTTAATGCTGAATACAGTTCCTTTAATGGAGCTGGTGATACATTTATACCTCGAAGGAATGTTTTCTTTGCAAACTCCGCAACCAATTTATTATGAATTAAACTGATCACTGACTTAAACATATTACATTCCACCCCTAGGGCTTTAATGATTTTCAGGTAACGTTTTGCTACCTTTTCATTAAATATTACTACGTCGTCTCCTAATATTGCATAGTCTTCATAAAGAACTGTGCTTGGGACAATCCGACATTCTCAGGCGGCACACTGCACAATAAAGTGGTGCGTAAATGCTAACATAGCCCAGGAGCTCAAAGCTCCCATTGGTTGCCCAACAGCGTATCTTACTACCTTTGGTTCAGTTGACTTTGATTTTCAATCTCTGTCTTCTTTACCGATAGTTGTATATGATCGTTTTGGAGGGACTGCATAATCACGATTAACCAGTAACCGAGCCCAAGCAGAAGCGAAGTCTTTGTCGTTTAGCAAATTTGCTAACAACATTTCTTGCAACTTAATGGGTAATCGATCAGTGGCGGCAGAGAGGTCCAAGCTATACAATGCTTTGGACTTTCATGCCCGTGAGAGCGGAGCTAGTTGGTCGAACGTTCCATCCATCTTATGTAATCTCAAAAGAGAAAACAAATATCGATGAAGTGGTTCAAGCAATCACTGAGTGATCGCATCGACCATCGCAAATAGACGCAGTTTACCTGCAGCTTCCAGTTTTGCACCAAGTTTCCCCAAAGGGGATTTTCTATCATAATCGGCAAGTGGAAATACGGACTTTGAGTATAGTTTAAAAAACTTATTATACCAAAATCTCGCGAATTTCTTAGAAGGGTCAACCCGTGTCAATATAGTCATCGCGTCTGTACCTAACTGTGTGTTGTGAGTTAAACTCGCCAGAGATCTTAATAAAGCTCTCGGATGCGTAGATACCTCATCACCTCTAGT